AAAATAGGAGATTTTCCAATGGTTAATTCCACCACCACAAACATCGAAGGCTCGCTCGGCGGAGAGTTCCCCGATGGCCTGAACATCGACAACGCCATCCTCTCGCAGGCTCTGGCGAACGGCTCCAGCATCAAAACCGCGACCTCGTCGGGCAATACTGTCCTGTCGCAGGTGTACGATGTTGACGGCACCACCTACCGCACCTGGCTCACGCTGACCGCTGGCAACACGCCGGACGTGTCCCTCGTGACGCCCACGGGCGGGACTGCATCGATCGACGGCGCGACCTTTGCCGAAATCGTGCGCGTTGCGGACGTTTCCACCCGCCTCGTCGCACTGGCAGGCTCGACCTCGATCACCGTGGCCGCACACGAAGGCCGCATCTGCATGTTGAACGGCACAGGCTCGGCCTACACCCAGACCCTGCCCGCCGCTTCCGGCTCCGGTGCGCGTTTCACGTTCGTCGTCGGCGCGGTCAACACCTCGAACCACATCATCGCCACCGATGGAACGGGTACTTACTACGGCAACATCTTAACGAACTCGACGACCGACACGCCTGACCTTTCCCAGCCGTGGCCGTCTGCGGGTACGAACACGAAGATCACGCTCAACGGTACGACGACCGGAGGCCAGGCAGTCGGCGACCACATCACGGTCATCGACATCGCCGCGAACAAATGGCTGGTTCTGGGCTTCACGACCACGTCCGGCACCGAAGCCACGCCGTTCGGAACGTAACCACTTTCTGCGTAAGGTTCCAGCCGGGCGGGTGTTCATCACCTGCTCGGCTGTTTCCCCAAGTAGGCAACCCCCAACCCTGAAAAGGAGAAACCCACCATGTCGGAGTTCCCGAAGTGGAAATATCACGAGAACCGCGAAAGCAAGATCGTGAATGACGCCGAGGCGGAAGCCGCCCTCGGTGCAAAATGGTTCGACACCCCCCGCGAGGCGGGCTGGCTCGGCGAAGAAGAACGCAAAAAGCCGAAGCCGCAGGCACCGAAGCCGGAGAGCGAGCAACTGAAAGAACTGAAAGAGCAAAACGCCTTTCTGTTCGACGAAAACAAGCGTTTGCAGGCCGCACTCGACGAGAGTGACGCCTACATCGAAACGCTCCAGAAAGCCCTCGAAGAAGCGCAGAAAAACGACCAGCGCGGCGAAGATGGCAAGTTCAAGGCCGCTGACCCTGCACCCGCAGGCGAAGAAGCAGCCGAGGACGAAGGCGAAGCGAACGACGAGGCCCCCGTTGATCCGGCTCCGGCACCCGCCGAAGAACCGGCCGGCGACGAGCCTGCCCCTGCTGACGCTCCTGCCGAAGGCGAAGCGAATGAGGAGGCACCTGCGCCGAAGTCCAAAAAGAAGAAATAAGCGAGGTTTTTCACGATGGCGACCAGCGTTCACGACATCTGCACAGGCGCACTCCAGAACATCGGAGCGGTCGCCATCGAAGAAACCCCGACAGCCGCCGAACTGAACGGCGCGATGAACACGCTGAACAACATGATCGAGGCGTGGAACACCGAAAAGCTGGCGGTGCCGGGCGTCAGGCCTGAAACCTTCGCCCTGACCCCTGCGAAATCGACCTACACCATCGGAGCGGGCGGGGACTTCGACACCACGCGCCCCATCCGCATCGTGAAGGCCCGCATCAAGGACGCGCAGGGGACAGAGTATTCCTGCGATGTCACGGAAAACTACGAGTATTACGCGGCCATCGTCGTCAAGGCCACGCAGTCGGTTCTCCCGACCCTGATTTACGACGACAGCAACTTCCCCCTGAAAACCCTGTATTTCTGGCCCGTTCCTTCGAGCGGGTCTTATTCCGTTGTGCTGTGGAACATGGCGCAGCTTGCAGGCTTCACCTCTCTCGCCGACAGCGTCATCGTCCCGCCCGGCTATAAGCGGGCTTTGGAGTACAACCTTTCCATCGAACTCGGCCCGAAATACGGCAAGAAGGCGACCGCCGACCTCGTGCAGCTTGCCATCATGTCGAAGGCCGACATCAAGCGCACGAACTACACCATCGGGGAATTGAAAGCCGACCCGATGTATGTGGGGGGCGGATCGGGAGGCCGACCTTTCAACTGGCTGACCGGAGAATGAGATGGCAAAATTCCCTTTTATCGGCCCGTCCTATGTGTACCGCTCCGTCAATTTCGACGCGCAGCGGTCTATCAATCTTTACCCCGTAAAATCCGAGATCGAAACGTCCAAGGACATCGCCGCCCTTGTCGGTACGCCCGGCCTGCGCGAGTTCTGCGACCTCCAGTTCAACAAAATTCGCGGCGGTCATCGTGTAGGCGAGCGCGTGTTCTTCTGCGCCGGAAACAAGATTTTTGAACTGTTTTCTGACGGCACCTTCTCCCTGCGCGGCACCATCAACACCACGGCGGGCCTCGTTTCGATGGCCGACAACGGGCAGGAACTTTGCGCGGTCGATGGGCCTGACGGCTGGATTTTGACGCTGGCCGACAACTCGTTCAACCAGATCATCTCTGACGGCTGGATGGGCGCGGACATGGTCGCGTTCGTGGATGGGTATTTCATTTTCAACGCGCCCGGCACCGGAAAATATTACATTTCCAGCCTTTACAGCGGCGGGCAGGAAGACCCCCTCGACTTCGCCAGCGCGGAAGGTGCGCCCGACAATCTGATCGGCCTCGTCGCGCTCCGCAAGGAGGTCTGGCTGTTCGGGACTGACAGCGTGGAGGTCGTCTTTAACGCAGGCTCCGCCGACTTCCCGTTCCAGCGCATCCAAGGCGCATTTATCGAATATGGCTGCGTGTCGAAAGGCACCATTGCCAAAACCGCGAACACCGTTTTCTGGGTCGGGCGCGATATGCAGGGCCAGGGTATCGTCTGGATGGCGAACGGCTACCAGCCACAGCGCGTCAGCACCGCCGCCGTCGAGTACGCAATCCAGCGGTATTTGAACATCTCGGACGCCTCGGCCTACACCTATCAGGAGGACGGCCATTATTTTTACGTCCTGAACTTCGCCTCGGCAAACACGTCATGGGTGTACGACATCGCCCTGAACCAGTGGCACGAACGCGCCTTCTTCAACCTCGACACGGGCGAGTACGAGCGGCACCGCGGCGCGGTTCACGTTTTCGCTTTCGGGAAGCACCTTGTCGGCGATTACGCGACAGGGAAAATCTACTGGCAAAGCCTCGACTTTTACGACGATGCAGGCGTCCCCATCCGCCGCCTCCGCACCTGCTCGCACATGGCGAACTCCGGCCTCGATTTCATCTACTACCAGCGGATGCAGGTGGACATGGAAACGGGCATCGGCTTGAACGATGGCGCGACCGAGGACGTGATCCCGAACTGTATGCTGCGCTGGTCTGATGACGGGGGCCATACATGGTCAAACGAACACTGGCGCGAGGCCGGGCGGATCGGAAAGTACAAGTGGCGCGTGTTCTGGAACCGTCTGGGCCGCAGCCGCGACCGCATCTTCGAGTTCACGACATCGGTGCGCTGCAAGATTTTCCTGATCGGCGGCAACGTGATCGCGGAGAAGGGTGATAACTGATGGCAGACCAGCGCATCGTTCCCCCGCCGCCGATTAACGAACCTCTCACTCGCGGCAACGGCGTCCTCTCGCCCGTCTGGGCCAACTGGTTCACGCAGTTCTACGCCCGCGCCGGAGCGTCCGAAGTCACGCCCGTCACCGACCTCGAAGTGGCGGACGCCGTGGACAGCGACACCTTGCCGACCCTTGGCATCCGCGCCGCCGAGGATCAGCGCATCCAGAACGAAAACCCGAACCCTTCGCCCGGCGTGGGAACGGCCATCAGAAAGGCCGATGACGCCACCGCGCTCGCGGCCCTGATCGTCGAAAACGCCATCCCCATCGCCCGCATCCTCTCGCTGGAAACCAGCCGGGCAGACGACCAGCCCGCCATCGCCGCCGACACGCCGAACTATCGCCGCCCGTTCGATGATCCGGCCATGCTGGACGCTCTGGAAACCTCGCGCCCCCGCCGTCATGCCGACGAGCAGTTCCCCCCGAACGGCTTTGTGAACGCCATCGTAAACGGCGGCTGTCTTTCCTCGCACCGCGCCCAGTTCTCCCTCTCGAACACGGCGACATACGGCCCCGTCGATCTTCTGGCCGTCAGCGCGACCGGAACCGTGGGCGCGGGAACCGTGAAGCAGGCCACCGGCGCGTTCACCCTGACCCAGACGGGCGGGGCCTGCTGGATCAACGGCGTCACCCTGTCGGGCGGGAGCGAAACCGTCACGTTCCGGCACCGGATAGAGAGCAGCGTGGCGGCGCGGTTCGTCGGGAAATCGGCCTTTTTCTCGGCCAGGACGTACCACGACATCGGGAGCGCGGCGAACGCCGTCATCACCATCTCCTCGGCGGACAGTGCGGACAATTTCGGGAGCATCACCCAGATCGCGCAGGCGACTATCTCCATCCCGAACGACGACAATTTCAGCCTGCAATTCGCAATCCCCGACATGGGGACGGCTGCGGCCAACGGCCTCGAAATCTCGGTCGAAATCGACTGCGGGGCCGTCACGAGCAAGAACATCTACCTCGGCGAGATGCAGCTTACGGTCGGCGCGAAGCTGCGCGAGTTCGAGATGCGCCCGCTCCAGATCGAAAAATGGCTGGTCTGGCGTTACCTGCGCCCCATCGTCGGCCTCGTCGCAGTGGCGAACAGCGGGTCGAACATGCAGGTCGTCCTCCCCCATCCCGGCATGAGGGCCACGCCCAGCAGC